CATCTTCAAGATTATAAATGGTTTTACCATTTATAACCTTTTGTGCTAAATTTTGCAAAACAAATAGACTATCTTGAACGGAGCTTCCCATACCCAAACCTATAACCTCATCATACTATAGTATGAATTAATTGGTAGTTTGGGATCATAAATTGTTCATTTTGTATATTCAAACATAAAAATTCTCTAAGAGAATCATATGTTAAATAACCAAATGAATAATCAAATGATTTATGGAAAGTATAGATCTTCATTCTAAATTTTCTTTTATCAAATTTCTTTGATAATTTAAAACTTAGACCTCTGTAAAGAGAAGAAAGAATACATGGAAAAGTTCTTACAAGAACTAATGTAATTCCCTTTAACTTTATAAAAGTCATAGAGATTTACCATTGCTATGAAAGGATTATTAATATTATTAATAATACCCCTCATAGGCAATCCAGTAACTTCTTTCCCTTTACTAAACCATCTTTTAGCAAACTCATATATATCTTTTTATATGTGTATTACTATCAGATAGTTCAACACCTAAATAATTTATTCATTTCATATAAGTTTTGGCAACTTTATCGTTTTTATAACAATATCATTACCAAGAAAGTATATAATCTGAAGAAAATTATTTATACCATTTAGGTTGGCACATCAGTGCACAACTAAATGGTGTGTTAGTGTAAAGGCAGCTCAAGAAGAATATGAACCCATAAGGTTGTCCTACTTCATAAGAAATAAGATTACCTACTGAGGTTTCAAATTTTCTTGTTGATAGAATATGATTTCATCCATCGGCAACTCCTTCAGATATTACTATCTCTAGAAGATGTCTTTGTAATGAAATCGGAAATCTATCAGTAGCTGATGACAGGTCTATCGATCAAAACATATTTCCATCATCCTTTCATTTATTGAAAGTTTACCTAGCTTTTGAGAAGGGAAAACCTTTTCTCAAGCATAGTTATATTGATTTTGGAAATAATCAATACCCTTTGATCTATAATCTTAAATATAGATGCCACTAGATCATATGAATAAGATAACAAAGAACAGTCTTTGTTGCTTTTCCATTTGGTCCTGCCTTGTTTTATATAAATTGATTTTATATTAAATTCAGGTTTTGAC